CCATCATTACCTGCAAATATAATATCTGCATCTGATACTGACGAACTAATTTTAAAATTATTACCATTATTGTTAAAGTTACCAATAGTTACGCCACCATCTTTGAAATTTAGATTGCCACCATCAGCATCAAGAGTAATGTCATTAGCTGAATCAACAGTAAAACTGCCTGTAGCTGTCAGAGCTGATGCATCTAGTGTCATGGTATCTACAGTAAGCCCATCCATCGTGGCTGTGCCGGTAACGTCGACGCCTGTGGAGGTAGTGGCTAGTTTTTCAGAGCCATCGTAGTAAAGCTTAAGCGCACCGTCAGTACTAGCTAACAGTTTGTTTTCACTAAACGCCGCATTCATCAAAGCAATGTTGTTGGATGCCCCAATATATAAATCGCCAGTGCCTGCGTCAGTTATAAAGCTGTGGCTACCTGAGTGATAAATTTGTAGGTCAGAGCCAGCACCGAAAATTGCCTTGTCGTTGTCACCGAAGGTTACGTTGGCAGAAGTAGCAAGACCTGCAAAGGTTGGAGTGTCAGTAGTGGCTACGCCTTGATCCAGAGACTTAACAGCAGTAAGGTCAGTTAGCTCAGAGTCCATCAACGCACCAGCAGCAGTAACATTAGTTGTGTCTGTTACGTCTGCTGAGGCTTCAATACCGTCCAGCTTAGTTCCGTCTGTCGCTACGTCACGCCCATCAAATGTGCTGTTAGTAGTAATCGCACCAGTCATGGCTCCGCCAGTCTTAGGCAGTGCATTGTCAGCAGTAGTGCCTTGTGCGGCTGTAGCGTAGTCAGCAGAGTCAAACGCTTTTACTTGTGCAAGGTTAGTGACTTCTGAGTCCATCAATGCGCCAGCGGCTGTGACGTTAGCGGTATCTGTTACGTCTGCATTGGTTTCTACTGTGTCTAACTTAGTACCGTCAGCGGCGATGTCACGGCCATCTACAGTACCGTCTACAGTAATGTTGCCTGTAGCAGAAACAGTAGTAGCAGAGACAGCAGCAGGAGTAGTACCACCGATAACAGTACCGTCAATAGTACCGCCGTCGATGTCAGGAGTATTTACATCAGGAGACGTAAGTGTTTTATTAGTAAGAGTCTGTGTACCTGTTAAGGTTGTAACAGTAGAGTCAATAGCAAAACTAACGTCATTACCTGAACCAGTTGTGTCAATACCAACACCACCAGTAAACGTCATGGTTTCAGTATCTAAATCAATAGTTAAGGCACCACCAGAGTCAGCCTGGAAGTCTAGGTCTTGAGCTTGAAGTTCGGTTGTTACAGAGTCAACGTACGCTTTTACGGACTGCTGTGTAGGAACCAGAGTTGCACTGTCGGATGACATATCGTCTTCATCAACGAATGCAGTAACAGCAATGGTTCCATCAGATATTGTTGCAAATGTAGCTGTACCAGTAAACGTAGGTCCAGCCGTGTCAGCTTTGGTTGCAATAGCGGTTGATATCGCATCGAACTCAGTTTCAAATTCAGCGCCACGGATAATCTTTCCTGAGTCGCCTGTAGGTAACGAGTCCTTCGCTTCAAAGTCTGTAGTCTTAGTGTAATTCGACATCGGAGTTTCCTATTGCAGAAAAGAAGGAGGGAAAATAAAAGGGGCCATTGCTGACCCCTTTGTCGTTCTTATGCAGAAGGTACTGCGAGAACGAAACCAGCTTCAGGACGATATACCTGAACACCGTACAGCGTGTCTGCTGTGTATAGTGTTGAGAGGTACTCTTGCTTGTACTGAGTCTGTGAACGTACAGCCATTTGCTCTGCCATGACGATTGCGTCTTTGTGGAAGAGAAGTGCTGCACGAGTGTCTACTGTTCCAGCAGTGTTGTCGCCAGCAGCTTCGATAGTTGCACAGTTAGAAGACACGTAAATGTCTACACCGTACAAGTTACCAATAAGGCCACTGTTGACTGACTGACCGCTTACGAAGTCAGAAGACACATAGCGATCAATGCCCATGATAGCATTACGAGTCGCTGGTGGGATGATAAGGCAACGGTTTTCCATAGGAACGTCGTTGTCATCCATCTTTTGGATCATGTCACGGAAGAACGCATCAGTAAAGTCGTCACCAGAAACAAGCGTGTCGTCAGTGTACTGAGTAGTTGTACCGTTGTCATTGAAGAAACAACCAGTGTGCTGATAGTCAGTAGGAGCTACTGAACCAGAGTACACGATTGAACCACCGTTACCAAAGCCAGTACCTGCTGAGTGCAAGTCTGTGTCTACCTTAAGAGCAAGTTGATAGCCAGCATCTTCAGTATAGAACTGACGTAGGCTGTTGAGAGCCTGTACTTCTACGATGTCCTCAATGAGACGTGAGTACTCAAAGTGACGATCGACAGAAATCTGCAGTTCTGACTCAAGGTTTGCTTGAATAGTTACCGCAGTAGCTTCAGCCTTTGCAGAAGCAGAACCACGTGTAGGCTTAGGAATATGAATAACATCTCCCTTCTTACCTGACATAGCAATTCGCTTTACAAGAGGTGCAAGCTTAAGGTTCTTTTGGTATGCTGCAATTACTTCGTCACTCCAGATTTCTGGAACAAAAGTACCGGCAGCGGTTTTGTCTACTACAGCATTAGCTGTAAAATAGGCACCAGAGGTTTCATTAGCCATGATAAATCTCCTTGATAATTAGGCTACTTAACTCGACCCTCTGCGTATGCTTTAAATATCTCGTCTGACATAGACTGATATCGTTCAGGGTCGGTTCGCATGAGTTTAATAATGTCAGCCCGACGATAAGTCTTCTTACGCGACCGCTCTGCTGATCCTCTAGCAGTACCGGTAGTTGCAGCTTTGAGAGATTGTTTACGTGCTGTTCGTTCTACTTTAGCAGTCTGCTTAACCATTTGGTTACGCTCTTTCCAAAGACTGAACAACTCGTTAGCAGCGTCATAATCATATTCTTGATCTGCTGCCACAAACATCTGAGTCCTATATTTAGAAGCCTTTATCCACTCAGCAAATTTAGCGTCACCTAAGATATCTTGCATGTCAGGATGTTCTGACTGTAGCTGTGCAAGTGCGGTTTGCTTTTTGTATTGAGCAGTGTATTCTTGCGCTTCTCTAATTTTAGGATGGTTCTCAATAGCTTTACTAACGGCTGATTTAGGATCAGTAAAGAAATCAATGTCGTCATCATCATCAACGGACTGTTGAACAGGTGTTTTTTGTTGGTCGAGTTGTGTATGAATAAAGTCATCTACTACTTTACGTAAATCACCAACCTCAGAAGATTGACGACCAAGCATCTTTTCAGCTTCTTGGTGCATCTGTACAATTTCTTGTACTGACTTATTTTGATATTTCTCTGGTAAGTCGTTTTCTACTGGTTTAGCTGTTGGTGTAGGTTTTTCTTGAGTTGGCTCATCTAAAGATGAAGGTTCAAGATCACTAGTTGTAGTATCGTCTTCAATACGCTCGTCAATAATTGTCGCTCTTGACATATTAAACTGCTCCGCCTTTTATTATGGTTATGGAGATTAATGTGAGTAGGGTTAGCCTTGAGGCTTCCTATTTCTTGTTTTGGCCTGCTTTCTCATGTTCCCTAGTCCATTTAATGTGCTGACCTGGAAAATCTCCAGAAGCGCCGTCAAGATGGAAAGATGGGGCAGATACCAATCGTTTAGCGTTAGCACCACAACCACACCTACTAGTCGTGATACCTGGCTTTACGAATTCTTCAAAGACATGTCCGTTAGTGCAACGGAAGTCATAAACCTTAAACATCTAAAGGTTCTTCTTCTTCTGCTTCAGCTTGGTCTCTAGCAGCAGTAATAGTGTTTTGTAAATTAATTACAGTTGCAAAAGCTGCTACTTGACCTTTACGATAATTAAGATCTTCTATATCTTTTACTGTTTGTATATCAGCAAGCTGAGTAGCGTTAGTAGAAAGTTCTTGAATGAGTTGTTTGAAACCTTCGTGGTTAAAGAGTTCATTATAATTATTAAAATAAGTTTCAAGCTCAGGAGTCATAGTTTCCTCTAATGTTTAACTATAGTTATATTATAGCATATTTTTAGTCGTTTGTCAAGTCTTTTTTTATACTTTCTTGCATATCTTGTTGTCGTTCACAAGCATGGCAATTTCCACAGACAATAAAACCACCTAAAGCATCTGTAGGTTTTCTACAGGACCAGTACATCTCACGAAGTTCTTCAGGCATACTTAAATAGATACCTTTGCTACGTTCTACAGACGCATAGGTCATGTGTTCAAAAGGTGCCAACCAAATAGGCTTAACACGTCTAGTGGTACACAAAGCATTTAATACGCCTTGTGCTTCAGCACCTTCGTCTCTAAAGATGTTGTAGTCACCTGTGTAAACAATGTTAAAAGACTTACCTAAACCAGAAGCAACTCTCATAGCTTGGAATAGTGCAAGCACCATGTCTTTACCGCCTGGATACTTAGCTTTCCAAGAATACACTGAAGAAGAAAACTCAAAGGGTCTTTGGTTTTTCCTCATGTAGTTGATCGTGTTTTCTATAGCTTTTGCTTCTGCTTTAACACGGCCTTCAGAGTTGTCTATGTGTATTGAGTGTACGTGTATGTCTTGCTCTGTATGCTCCAAAAGATTCCATAGTAATGACACACTGTCCATACCACCTGAGTACATTACTATCGCTGTTTCTTTATCACTCCCTTTGAAGTAATTTTGTTGTAAACATATATCTAAAGCTTGCTTTACTTTAGTTTCGTAACTCACATAGGCTCCTATGCTTTTCTAGTAGGCTTCTTAGCTGTCTTTGCAGCTTTCTTAAATGCTTTTGCTGTAGGCGCACCTTTGGCCCCTGGTTTACGCATTGTTTCACCAGAACCTGCCTTTATGCGCTTACGCTTAGCTTGTATGTTTGCGTAAAGACCTCTCTTAGACATTATTTACCTCTCCTGCTTCCTGTACCTCTACTACGTGTTACAGGCATAGCTTTCTTTTTCTTTTTAGCTGGTGGGCGTCCTACCTTAGTTCCGTATGTTCCTTTTCCCATTGGCATAACTATCTCCTTACCATTTTTTACATGACCAGTATCTAGCTGTAAGCTTACTGGGCGGGTTTGTGTCACACTTGTGACGCGCTCTAAACGACTTACGACGTTCGGGTTGATCTTTCTTAATGCTCATATTTTGATCACCAAAACGTATGGTTTTAACTGTGTCACCTTCCTTGGCAACGACTACAAACTTCTTTGTTTTGTGACTAGGCGTCCGCTTTGGCTTGTTGTACCCGCTTACTCCTGCTCGTGCTAGTCTTGGGTCTGCTTTCTTTGACATTAGATAGCTCCTCCACTTTCTTCTCCAGGTCGTCTAGGCGTTGGAACGTTCCCTTGAAGTGGCTGTTGACTTGGTCCAGCAGGGTTTGCATTTCGCGTTGTGTCATTAGCATTAGATTGTCCTTTTTGGTCTATTGCTTTTTCTTTAATAAGCGTTTCAGCAACTTTGAGACGACGTTCAAATTCTTTGTCCTCAGCGTCACCTTCACGCAGGTTACGAGTAATAGCATTAATCTTGTCTATCTCCAGCTCTTGAGGTACAACAGCAGCCTCTGCAGCCAACTTAGCAGCACGTGCTTGAGACTCTTGCGCCTGAGCAGACAACGCTGCAGTTTGTGACTGCTGGAACTGCATTTGCGCTTGTTGAGCTTGTTGTTGCATCTGTTGCGCTTGCGGGTTAGGCTGTGATGCTTGTTGCATAGCCGCAAGAAGCTCTTCACGGTTAGACAAATTCATATTGTCAATAACGGACTCTATAAGTGTACTGTACAGTGGTGAGTCCTGACCCATAGTCTGTAACAACTGTACTAACTGAGTAACTTCATACTCTCTTGCGATAATACCCAAAGTACTACTAGCGTTAAAGTTATAATCAGCAACGGGGTAATTTTCGGGGTCAAACTGCATATACCTATAGGCTGCTTTCTTAACAAAAGGAATCAAGAAAGATTGTTGGAAGTTAATTAGTGTGCGTTTATGACGTTTAATAACAGCGCCAAGAGACATACTAATACCAGCGGCAGTAGCTTCGCCATTAACCTGACCTGCAATTCCTGCTGAGTCAACGGCTCCTGTTGCTTGCTGTACCATCTGCTGCAAAGCTCCTGCTTGAGCAAAAGTGATTTGATTAACTTGCCCAAAGTTAAAGGGTTGAAGTACTTCACGTGGATCTCCGTTGGTTAGAATCATCTTACCAGGACGTATCTCAGGTTTAGCACCACGTGGTAGACGTGTAGCGTCGATAGCCATCATTGGGTGAATAGTAAGGCTTAATGCGTCAATCCTTGCACGTAACTCAGTGTCAAGAGCCTTCTGACTGTTATAACCTTTTTCACATACACCACGACCCCAGAAACGACCAGGTACTACGTCCCAAGGAAAAGCTACTACAGGACGGTCCTGCATCATGTAGGGGTTAGCTTCTGCTTTAAGTAAGACACCACCGTTAGCAATCACTACAACGGCTTCTACGTAACGTGACTCTGAGCTGTCCTCATCTACCAGTTCTTCGTCTTCGTCGCTCACAGCGGCTTCTAGAAGCTCTCGTGGCACTAAACCATAGTACTTAGTCAGTCTAACCTTGTCGTCATTATAAATAGTAAGGTCTTGGTCAGGCTCTAAGTCCGTATCAGGAGCAGCAGAACCAACGTACACGTCACGGTACACGCCTTGTTCCTGAAGAAGCTCTACTTGATGCTTACTAACAAACTCGTCAATAGCGACACCCATAGCGTCTTCTACATTAGTTGCTACAGGGTCAATCAGGAAGTTCTGAGGCATTACCGGCTTAAGCTTTACAACTACACGGTCAGTTATGTTTACACCTACTGCTTGCAACTGACCTTCCATAATAGGCTCAGTAGCAGGAACCATTTCCTTCATTTCTTCAATGACTATTTCACCAACACCTGTACCAAACACTGCTGAGTTAATTAAACACTCTGCTACAGCCTTACGTACCATACAGTTTTCAAAGTCTTCCGTAAGCTTGTTACGTAGGAACTGTACGTCTTGAGGTTGCGTATCACCCATGTTGTCGGAGACATCAAACCACTTACCACGCCCAAACGTCGCTTCTTCTAACTCAGCAACATTAGACTCAACTGCCTGTTGAAGTGCAGGAGAAATAATACGGGAACGCTCAGACCGACGCTCACTGTCAGCAGGATCCCATTGACCACGCCATAATCTATAATATTCTTCAAATTTGTTTTCATAATTGCTTTCGTAATGGTCCCTCCAATCTTCACATTTAGTTATAACCCAATCTTCAAGCGCCTCTTGGATCATCAATGGATCTTGTTCATATATTTCACTCATATCAGTATCCTGCTATCGCGTCTAATATTTCATGGTCTTCAATTTCGTACGTATAGTCGTACGCTACATTAGCTAACTGATCTATGTATGCTAATGCGTCTACCAAGTCATCGTGAGTTAGTGGATCAGGGAATTGAAAGAGTTGATCTAAGAATCTACTGTTCCACTCACCTTTTTTAAGGTTTATGTAGCCGTTCTCAAACCTACCTTGTAACGCCCACATAATCCTGTCTGTTTTCTTTTTGTTACCGTGTGTAAGCTCTTCTACTCTAAAGAACGTACCGTACTTCTTTTGTAAGTCTAGTAGTGGGGACATCACTGCTTGTTTAGCAATACCTCTTTCGATACCAACACTGATTGGACGGTAATCTCTAACGGCCTGGAATATTTTGGTTGCCGTTTCGTTAAGGCTCCAACGTCCGTAGATAATATTATCAACAAACCAACCATGCTCACTGACTTTAACGACCGCAATGGCTGTTTCGTCAAGCTTACTGTTTTTAGTCCGTTTCTTGTTGACTTCTTCAAAACCTGCCAAGTCAACTGCAATGTAGTAATCTCCTACTTCTGGTTCTTCTTTACTAAAACTAACCCAATCTTCCTTGAACATTTCTGACCCACGAGCCTCAAACGACGCCATAAATTCTTGGCGAAACGCATAAGACGACATAGACCTTTTTGCAACATTAATTTCATCTGGATCAAGAATAGGATTATCGTAAGAAGTAAAATGCCAAGCTTTGTAAGTCGGATCATCATCTAGCTCCGCATATTTGTACAATTCATAAAAGTGGTTGCGACCCATTGGCGTTCCAATGAACATTGCACAGCCTTTTTGGTCAGCCAGAGCTGGTCTCAGGATTTGCTCGAATACGTCAGGCTTCATGTCCGCGTACTCGTCTAGCACTAAAAACTTGAGGCTGACACCTCGCATTGTCTCTGGTCTATCAGCACCTTTAAGGCTAATGGTTGCTCCGTTGACCAACTTGATTTGCAGATTATTAATATGACTACCAGCAATAACAGGATGTCCCAGCTCCAGAAGCGTTTGCCAC